CACGTTCAACTGCCTTTATCATGTCGGGGTGGGTATAAACTTTCCCACTAGCTGCAATACGGCTGTCAGAGACTATTACACATTTATCTTCGTGCTGTACACCGATAATCGTAGTCATTGTCCCCTCCTAGATTATATTTGTCGTCTTGAACGAACGCTTGCTGTAGGCTTACCAGTTCCAGTAATACCTGATAGTAAGCTCATAATGTCTGGTGGTGCTGCCTCAATTTGAGGTATAGCGCCTCCTGCTGGAGCACCAGCGGGAACAGGGGACGGTTGCTCAACCGCTTGTGGGGCCCCAACAGGAGGAACTGGTTGCGGCTGCGGCGTAAAGACTTCTTCAATGACGTCCTCTAGTGCCTGTCCCTTTTGGCGTGCCTTAATGACAGCCGCAATCTGTCGCACAACTTCAGAAGCGTCCTGGCCTTGCATAGCCATCTGTGGTATCGCTTGAGAGAGTGCATTAATAGAACCGAGAAGCGATGCACGCATGCTTTCGATTTCAATCTTTTCTACTTCTTGAGTTACGTTAACTGTAAATGGAAGTTCACGCATTGCCATATCCTTGGAGATGAGTCCACCACCAAGTGCTTGCAACATAAAGATAAGTCCCTGTGCAGGGTTAAGTCCTGCCAACATACCATAACGAACATCGGCTGAGTAATCACCCTTGATGTCCTTCTTAGGGGAGTATGTAATTTCGTATGGTGAACCTGAGTCTACACCACGGATTGTCTTTTCATCTGGGAAAATTAATTCATCAACTTGGAAACAAAGTTGAATTACATCGCGCAGGGCTGATGCAAAGATTGCCTGTGCTGACTTAACCTGTGTATCAAAGGCTCCCATAAGAGCCTGTACACCTTGTCCAGTAACAACTGATGCGCTGATGTTTCCTGTGCGTGATTCAGGGTAACGTGTACCAACACGTAATTCTTGACCAAGCAAGGTTTGTTCAGTGAACGCACCTGCTGGAATATTAAGTTCTACACGGCGTACGCCCGCTGGGTTTGCTGTACGAATAACAGCGTCACCACCGAGTTGCAACTCCTGCACATCTTGCGGAAGTACAATAGGAGCCTGTACAGATTTTTCTGCAGCTTCCATTGCAAGTAACGCAAAGCGGTTACGAAGCAACTGGATACCAAGGACGTCGTCAAACTGTCCGCGTAGTTCATCATCAATAGATGGCTTACGTGCTACCACAACCATCATCTTACCCAATGGATTCGTAGCACGTGATAGTACTAAGTTATTCTTTGTGGGAATGTAGATGATTGATTGGTCTTTATCGTAGTAACGAATCATTTCAACTTGAGTATTTAAATCCTGCTTGTAGCCAAAGCCACCTAACAAGGAGTATTCATACTCAGGATATAATGCGACTAACTCAGCCAAAGAAGTCATGTAGCGTTTTGCAAAGGCAGTGCAGCGTCCGTAGCGGTCGAATTCTGGGTAAGCACCCACTGGGTTTTCTAGGCGGATGCGCGGCAGCTTTGCTTCCTCATCCAATTCAATAAAGAATGGGAGGAAACCGTAAGTGATATACCAGTCTGCACCTTGGTACATATGTACTGCAAGGTCAGAATGTGAAAAATAATTAGATGCAATACGTGTGCGCTTGTCAGCAAACTGACGTGCTCTGTCTGAAACAGAGTTAGCAGCAGAACAATTGACTGCAGGTAGTGGTGCCATAACTTCTGACAAGTCGCTTGCGACAACGTCAATAAAGTTTGCAACTACGTTAGCATCTACACCATCTGGAAAGAAGTCAGGGTAGACAGATGCAATATTACCCTTACGGACCGAAAGAACGTCGAGGTTACGACCATCGCGTTCAGCGTTGCGGAAGCGAAGGTTCTCGACTCTTGCCGCAACTTGTTCCATTGATAATGCCATTATTTACCCTTAATTCTACTTTTATGTAACTGAGCTTCTGCTGCACGCTTGCGTGCTTCTTCAGCATTCTTTGCAGCTGGAGTTCCTTTAGCTGGCATCTTTAATGCTTCTCTTGCTTTAGCAATGCCTTCTGCATTAATCTGTGATTGGCTTTTTGTTGGAGCACTTACAATCGGAGAGGCAGAGCCTTCCTTATAAATTTTTTCTACAGTCTTGGCAGTCTTAATACCAGAGGCAGTTCTTGTTGCTACTTGTGCGGCGCGGGCTAATCTTGCCGCTGCGACTAATGCTGCAATTGGTAGTGCCATGATTTATCCTAACTGTAAGTTTCTTGCCATTGCTCGGCAAATGCTTCATCTAGGTTCAATGACATTCTGCTTTGCTTTTGGTATCTGGTTGCCCAGCGATTATTTTGGAACTGACCAACCTTGCTGCCTTGCTGCATTAATTCGCGGATGCGAATGATAGCAAACCATAAAGCCATTACGCAGTCAGTAGGGTTCTTAGTATCTGGCTTCCAGGTAATGAGTTGCTGCACAAGAGACTTGAGTCCCTCTGAGCCTTCATTACTCGGTAGTTCGATTAGACCGTTGTCTTGGTAACGTCCATCATGGATAGTACCAAAGAGGCTAGCCATAGATGCTACACCGAAAGATGTGTCCCACTTGTTCTTACCAGTAAAGTGTGAATTTAACTGGCAGCCATAGGTAGCCAGATAGTTACGCAGGTCAGTATCCATAGCGTAGTACTTCTGGTGTGCGTTAATTTCTACACGAAACTCTTGAGGGTGGTACTTCTCGACCCACTCACGAATCAGAGCATTCTCCTTTTGAGGAGTAGGGTCTGACATATTGACGCAGTCAAGTACATAGATTGTGCTGTCATCTCGGTTAAGAGTTACGGCTACAAATGCTGAACGGCCAGATACGGCAGGGTCAAAGCCAATTACTGTGTAGGTCGAGCCTGCTCTGGACGGGTGGCCTGGAGCACCAGGTTTAAGCGGTCCACGCTTTCGCATACCGTTAACACATCCTGCAACTGCTGTTGGCGCGAATATGGAATCGGACTGGACGTCTTCTTGTTGGTAGACCATAGCCCAGACAGATGCCGCAACCTCAGAGCGGCGCGTAAAGAGCGAGGGTCCATCCCATTTCGGATAAAGTCCATTTTCGTCAGGCTCATCAATCTCGTTTTCCTGCATCGTGGTCTTAGGCCACAGCGTTCTCCAACTTTCAGGCTTCTCGTCAAACTGGAGTACGGCAGGCATTGCAAAGTAAGTAAAGGGTGATTTGCCACCAGACCACTGTTGAGGGTCACGTAGCATCTTATACAGGTCAATTGGTGCAACTCGAGTGCCAACGATAATTAATTTACCATGTCTACCAAGACGTGTAATAACTTCCTTTTGAATCCACTCGAGCTGCTTTTCCCACTCGTGAGCGTTAGAGCCCATGACAGCATCGTCGATTATAATTAGGTCAGCACGTGCACCGTAAATCTGGGAGCCCATACCTAGGGCTTGGACCGTAGGGTCCTTCTCGCCAGAATCACGGCCTGTACCTAAGTAAATCATATCGGCAGACCATTGTGTTGAGTCCGCCTTATATCCCCCGTTAGGCCCGAAGGCTACTTGGAGTTTGGTAAAGGCTGGGTGAGAAAGTCTAGTTTTGATTGCCCCAAGGAACTTGCGGGCCATACCCTGCGTCTTGGATACAATGATGACGCGGGCGTTGGGGTTAGTTACAATCTTGTAAACGACATAGTTAGTCGTAATGACTGTGGACTTAGCATGCTCAGGTGGTACGTTAATCAGTACGCGGTTGGCAGCACCTGGCTCGTAGGTCATGGCTGGGTCTAACCAGCGGGGCTCGCGGCCCTCAATCAGGTCTACCCAGTCAAGGTGATGGTCAAAGAGCTTAGTGTCTAGGAACTGCTCAGAAAAGTCAGGGAAGGAAATATCTCCCAGTTCTTTCAGGTCAGTCTTGATGCCTTTACCTTCGAGGCGAGCAGCCTCGGCACGTGCTTTGAACTCAGGGTCAGTTGCTGACCATTGGCGAAATGCCACATCTGAGCGGCCGACAGAGGCCATAGCCTGGGTAATTGTGCTACCCTGACTCAGTTGCTGCAAGGCCTTTTCTTGCGCCTCGCGCTTAGGGATATTCTGAATCCCAGGTTTTCTACCCATCAGTTGTCCCCATCATTTACAGTCATTTAACGCTGGCCGATTAACGGCAGAACTTCCCCATATTATTATATATTATATTATATATAGGAGTCGCGGAGTCTTAAACGGAGCGACTCCGTATATGTATTTCTATACATATAAGATAACCTGTTCAAATCGTAAAACCGAACAACTGAAACCAATATATTTATAAAAGCCCTGTTCAGGGCTATATATAGGGGGGCTATAGTATTATATAACAGAAATTTTTTGTGGGATACTATACCTGACCTCCCCACTCGTATTAAACAATCTGGGGTCATAATGTCTAACTCTATACCTTAGGGTTATAGTCTAGGGGAATTGTCGATAAATCTACTTGTCGGCATAACTATTTATAGGTTTGTCTATTTACCGACTATCTGCCCTCACAATAATTTCTCAGCCCCCATTAAGTTTTTTCTCAGGAAACTCTCAGGTATTTATTCTCTCAGGTAATTCTCAAGAAACTTTAAGGTTCAGGCTAGGCGGGTTATTCTCAGGAAGTTCTCAGGAAACTATCAGACTAGGTGTGACCTAAATCACATGTGACCTGCATCACATGAGCGTGAGTTGGGTTTGACATAGGCGTTAAACTAGGGTAAAGTGTGCTTTGTAAATCGGATAGGGGAATAACCCCAAAGGGTTCACAA